AAAAACGCAATGGCTGTGTATCTAAAAGCTGTTAGATGTGCCTGTAATGACTTCAAAAAACCATATATGCAGGTTTCTGATTTCAAATGGACGATTGATAAGATAATCTTGGAGCAAGCAAAATGAAAACAGTAACTTTCGATGAAGCAACTCATGCGGTGGTGCCGATAAAACTGACTGACAATATGATACAAGTTTATAACCAGTCAGTTGCAAATTGGGAGGGATTTATTCCTGCTATCGAAAAGCTATTGCAGCAGCACCGCCATACCAATCTGTTGAAGTCAACGATATTGGTTGGGTACTTATAAGCGAGAGATTACCAAGGGAAAAATTATGAAACCTCTCATCCTCGCCACTCTACTCAGAATGCCTAATCTGATGGCGAAGGAAATTGCACACCTTCTTGATCAGCCAGATGCAGTAATCTACGGTCTAATTGGTTCGCTCGTTCGATCCAAGAGCATCTATCCGTCAGGTGAGACGCTGATTGGTAAGACCTATACGCCGCGTTATTCAGTTGGCGCTGAAGGCCCATTCTGTATGGCACCCGAACGTTATGAAAAGAAGAAACGCCGCTCTCGTAGCGCAGAAGCTTTAGCGCTGAACCCGATCGTGAAGCGCGTACCAAAAACAGATATATATCGTAGACTATGCCACGTGAATGACTGTCTGCCAGTCACTATACCGAGGCAGAACTGGATGTCTATTTTAACTGACGACTATAAACCGCCTGCGCTGACTACCGCACAGCAGAGACAGGTCGTTAAAAGTAACACCACAACTATCCAATCCCCACAGCTTTCAGCATGGAGCATCGAAGGCAGGAATTTACTACATAAGGAATAACATGGACAGCGATAAATACATCATTATGACTATCTGCTTAACAGGGATCGCTATCATCGTATACCTCGGCTACCGTAGCGAACAATCTATAATTAAGTGTGAAGCTGCCGGCGGTACTTACGTACACGCCAAATGTTTATCAACCAAGGAGATAAAATTATGAGAAACCAACTCCCTACCATCTACGCTTACAAGAGCTGGCTTGGCCGATGGAAGTTTAAATTTCTGGCAAATGGCTTACCTCGTGCAGACAAACTGATCACTCTTTTCTACCAAAAGCCGATGGATTATGACGCCATGGCGATCAGCTGTGATGCGTGGCAGAAAGTCGCCCGCGAATCTATTCAGAAGATTAGAGATTTAGAGCTGAAGCAGGCCGCCCTACTCGCTGAACTCGTTTACACTAAACAAGAACTGGAGCGTTTCTATGATGAAGAAACTTAAGGTACTCTGGCTTAGCTACCAGCTTTACTCAGCGCGTAAGAATGCTGAGGTAGAAGAGTTCGCAGCAGTTGCTGCGAGCCACAACGCACGGTATTTTCATCTTCGAGCAATTGACTTGCAGTCTAAGTTAGATCTAAGATAGAATACCGATTCACTGCTTGGCCGCAGCTTTAGAGTAAGCCCTGATCTGCATACTGCTGGTACTCCCAGTCGGCCAACGTCTTCCCAGACGAGTATGCAGTTCAGGGCTTTTACATTAGGAGAAAGACAAATGATGACGCAAGACGAACTTGAAAAAGTTAAGCAGTACTTAATGGGCGAGAAAGGATTTAGAGATCGTTTCCTGGGGCAGAATTCAGACAAAGATCGACGAATGGTTATCCATGATTACATCCAATACGAATTTGGAAGTGACGTACGCGAACGCAGTTTGGTTAGCGAGCGCGTTACCCTCGCCGAATACTTCCAGAACTACTTTTCAGACGCCACTCTCGGCACAGCAACACCAACCACCCAGGAGCAAGACATGAACCAATCACTACCAGCAATTGAAACAAAAACCTACATCTTCGGCACACTTGCCGCCAACGTTTCTGACGACCAAGTTTTCGGCATGGTCGCTGGTCTTGAACAGCAGATTGAACAGCTGAGCAAGACGCAAAATAAATCGAAGAAACTCGAAGCCAAGATTGCAGCGCTACAGGCTGATGTCAAAGCACTGAACGACTTCGTCGACGCCCGTCCGTAATACGTATCAAGCAGCTCTTAGGAGCTGCCACATCTATCGACACTTGCAATAAGTCTTAGCCGCTTATACCTAAAATCTCTTATGCGGGAGTTCGGGTAGAAGGGTGCTATATCCCAGCAAGTGTCGATAGATGTGACAAAGCGAATGCAGGGCTAATTAGGACATCACGGTTGCTGCAAGCGACACGAATGCATGAAGCAAGTGCATAACCTGTGCAGCGAGTAGCCACACCCAGCAATCTAATTTAACTCTAAGGATCTAAAATGAACGAAGACCAAATGCGATCGATAGCTGATCAAGCTGCTACCGATAGCCACGAAGTGCTGAATAATATCAAGGCAGTCAAGGGCGAGAACTATGCTAGGTTAATCCACCACACGATTGGGCTGAATCTGATCATCGCATCGACAAACGACCCACTATTAGTCAAGATGCTACAGACTGCTACGATGACGATCATGAGTGACTTAGCTAAAGCCTACGGCATCGATCTGCACGATAAAGAAGTTGCCGAGGAATTGCGCAGAAATTTTTTGGCAGCAATGCCAAAAGAACCGGTATGAAGATCATACCGATTCACCAGTGGTCGCCGAGCAAGATCAAGACATTTAACGAATGCAAGTTCCGCTTCCAGCTTCAATATGGTCAGAAGATTCCGGAACCTGAGCGCCCTCTTCCACCGGGCAAGACCGAGCACGCTAACGATCGTGGTACCCGTATTCATGAATCAGCTGAAGCGTACGCGCGTGGCCTCGGCCCCTTCATCCCAGAGATGAAGAAGTTTCAGGTCGAGTTCGACTCTTTAAAGACTCTATTCTCTAATGGGATGGCCGAGTTCGAGGGAGAGTGGGCACACGACAAAGACTGGAACCCAGTGCCATGGAAATCGAAAGAGGCATGGTTACGTCTGAAGATCGACGCACTGGTACACCTCTCGCCATACGAAGCAGTCGTCATTGACTATAAGTCCGGCAAGAAGTTCGGTAATGAGATTAGTCATGCTGAGCAAACTCAAGCGTATCAGCTGGTCACACTGCTGCGCTACCCAAAGATAGAGATCGTCCACACCGAACTATGGTATCTCGATCTTGATGAAATCACACAGACCACATTCACTCGCCAACAAGGCATGCGCTTCAAGCCTTCGTTCGATCGGAAAGGTCACGCTATTACTGACGCAACAGAGTTTCCTACCAATGCCAATGTTTTTTCCTGTCGCTTCTGTCCGTACAGCATGAAGCCGGGCGGAACTGGTCATTGTGAAAAAGGGGTCTGGAAATAGGACTATTTAGATAGAGAACACTAGGAGAAAGACATGAAAGAACCATGCCGACATGGCTGCGGCTGCACTTTGAACGAGCACGTTAAAAATATACAGAAAGCGATCATTATGTCCAATCGCTGGAATTGTAACCCTAACTATCAGCGTGGCTGGTACCGCAGAGAGTATGACCGCATTGGCTTGCACCCTGCTGTCATACAAGCGCTTGATGTCGCACACCCGAAAGACCTACACCAGCTGGTTCTTGAGCACCCACATATTAGTACTGAGGGTAAGCTTGCTTACACGCAGAATGACGAAAAAGGCTTCAAGGATATCCAGACTGTCACCACGGTCGGGCGTTACCTGACTCGGCATTTCCCGAACCTACCCGATCATGAAGTACGCGGCTTAGCGCAGCTGAAAATGGGCTGCCGTATTGTCAGCACCATGGAAGAAATGCAGCACGCTCTGATGAATGGGCCGCACTCCTGCATGAAGTGGAAGACCACGGATAATCCATACCAGAGTTACTGCCCTAGCCTCGGCTGGGCGCTTGCCATCAACGAGGTCTGCGATGACATAGTCGGCCGCGCGCTAGTACATAAGCCGACGAAGACATTCGTGCGCACTTACGCCAAGGCCAGCAATGGCAGCACAACGAGCTGTAATACGCTCCAGCACTGGCTAGGCCAGCAGGGCTTTGCGCACGCTAATGATTGGGAAGACGGTACCAAACTCAAGCGTATCAAAGACAGAGCGCCTTACCTCGATGGGGATAAACACAAGGCAGATATGGAGGGCGATTTCTGGGTCACAAACACCGACGGTGAGTATACATTAAGCGGGCAGAACGGCGATTATGAAAGCGCAGAAGATGACAACATTGGATGCTGTCACAGCTGTGGGCGTATACTCTATGATGGTGACGATTATGACTATGTTAACGATGATGAAGTAGTCTGCCAGAACTGCTTAGATGAGAACTATGTGTATGTTACTGGCGCACATGGCAATGACTATTACGTACATGGAAACGACGCCATCTACATCAACGATATGTGGTATCACAGCGATTATCTAGATGAGCAGAATGAGCTGCGCAGGCTGTACGATGGCGAGTATGCCCACGAAGATGACTGTTTCTATTGCGTCGTCGCCGAAGAATATTACCTCAACGACGAAGAAAACGAAGTTGAGTTAGCAAATGGTGAACGCGCCGCAGAATGTAATGCGTGGCAGTGCGCTGTTTCTGGTGATTGGTATGGCAACAATGAAGGCTGCGATGCAGCATACTTCATGAAGACAGGTGGCGAGACAGTTCATCCCGATAACGTAGAGCCGGACGACCCCGAAGATTTCGAGTTAGTCGCGTCGCCTATAAAGTCAGCCATACCTAAACCGGAAGTTGAAATACCTATGCCGAGCGAGGCAGAACTGTATGCCTATCACAACCAGATGGCGAAGCTACTTAACGATATACAACCTGAAAGAATATATGAACCATCTGAAGACAACACTAGAGATAGCACTAAGCTTGAAGAGGCCGCATTCGGGGAAACAGGTGCATACCCTAATCAATTACTTACTACAGTTGCTGCCTGATTCATATCTTGATAACCACGGTAATGTTCACTGCACAGTAGGCGAATCACGTACGCTATTCAGCTCCCATACCGACACAGTCCATCGTGAAGACGGAGTGAACTGGTACACCCGCGCAACTGAGGTTTTAGTTAAGGGAATACTCGATGGCGGGACACGCACCATGTATCGTGCCAATGGTGCTCCGCTCGGTGCTGATTGCGGTGCCGGCGTAGCACTCATGGTCCACATGATCATGAACAACTTGCCTGGTCACTACGTGTTCCATGCAGCAGAAGAAGTCGGTGGTGTGGGCAGCAGTAAACTTGCCGACTCAGGTGTCCTTAAAGGTCATTTTGATCGTGCCATTGCGTTCGATCGCAAGGCGACACACTCGGTCATTACACACCAGGCATGTGGTCAGTGCTGTTCAGATGAGTTCGCTGATGCGCTGTGCGATCAGTTAAATATTGCTGACAGCACCTTCATATTCGCCCCGGATGACACCGGTGTTTATACCGACACAGCTGAGTACATCGATCAGATACCTGAGTGTACAAATGTGAGCGTAGGTTACTACAGTGAGCACACCCCGAATGAATCGCTTGACTATACTTTCCTTGAGCAGCTTGCTGCTGCCGTACTGTTAGTGAAGTGGGAAGAGTTGCCGGTCGGTGTAATCCCCGAACCATTACCAGCGAGCCTTGCGAAGTGGTCAACTTCGGGTGATATTCAGTGGAGCGGCGCCGTTATATATAACACCGATCATGCCGCAGCTGATCACCTCGACGAACTCTGGTACCTGGCAGATGTATACCCAGAGATCTTTGACGAATTCACCTACGAAGCGATCATAGACATCGCCAACGTTCTCGGTGAAGACGGTGTCAACGCACTTCTCCACATGGTTAACTCAGGTCACTACACCATAGCAGATTTACAGGATGCACTTTGGGACCCGCAAGGGTTTATGAACTCAGTAGCAATAGATGAGAAACTATTTCAAGAGGGTATGTAATGGGCACTAGATCAAACACAACTGTCTACGAAGATGATGAAATTATTTTAAACATGTATCGCCAATTTGATGGATATTTAGAAGGCCACGGCAAAGAACTGGTCGAATTTTTGTCGCCTATCCGCATCATCAATGGTATCGGTTCAGTTACTTCCGATGTGGCAAATGGTATGGGCTGTTTAGCAGCCCAGCTCGTCGCCCATTTCAAAAAAAGAGTAGGTGCTTTCTACATCGTGTCGCCAACTAGTTTATGTGATAACGACTACACCTACGAGATCCGTAACTATCCCGGCACCAGCTCGATACACTTGAAAGTGTATGAATATGGCACCGAACTGTTCAGCGTAGATATTAGCGGGCCTGACGGTCTGGCTAATTTTGAGTTGTTCTCTAAACAAGCAGCCGAAGAATGAGCCGTGAAGATTACTGGGAGATTATATGGCGACTAAGAAAACAGAAATAAAACCAATGGCGCATCAGGCTACATCCCTGAAGTTCATGGACAAGAATGACATTATGTTCGATATGTCTTGCCCTGGCACCGGAAAAACTTTCGTGCAGATTATGGCCTTCGCAAAGCGTTACAAGAAGACCAAAAAATCTGCACTGGTCTTAGCGCCAAAGTCCCTACTGAAAGCGGCATGGGGCAACGACATTACCAAGTTCGCGCCTGAGTTGACCTACTCACTAGCCTACGCCGAGAATAGGGAAGAGGCGTTTGCAGTCGATGCGCATATCTATATCACAAATACTGATGCAGTGAATTGGCTCGTCAAGCAGCCTAAGAAATTCTTCGATCGATTTGATACTCTAATAATCGACGAGGTTTCGAGCTTCAAGCATGCGACCAGCGGTAGATCTAAGGCGCTCAATAAGATCAAGAAGTACTTCAAGTACCGCTCTGTTCTTTCTGGGACACCTAACAGCAATACCATCTGCGACATTTGGAACCCGGTCAACGTCCTCGATGATGGCAAGCGTTTAGGTGGCAGCTTCTTTGGCTTCCGCTCAGCGGTATGTACACCGAAACAGGTCGGGCCACGTACCGAGATGATCAAGTGGATAGACAAGGACGGTGCCGAGGAAGTCGTGTTTGGTCAGCTTTCGGATATCACAGTACGGCATAAGTTTACCGATTGTATCGACATCCCCGAGACACATGAGTACACGCTGAACTACACCATGCCACCTAAGCAGTTCAAGACATATTTGGCGATGCAGAAGACTGCCATTGCTGAATTGAACGCGCAAGCGAAAATCACAGCGATCAATGCAGCGGCGGTACGTACCAAGCTCTTGCAGATTGCTAGTGGCGCAGTGTACGAACACACAGAGAAATACCACCTCGTCGATTCAGGTCGATACGAAATGGTTATGGATCTGGTTGAGGAGCGCAAGCACCCTATCGTCTTCTTTCTCTGGAAGCATCAGCGTGATAACCTCGTCGCCATGGCCGAGAAGCGCGGTTTGAAGTACTGTGTATTCGACGGCGGCGCCAGCAGCAAGGAACGTGAAGAGATGGAACAGTATTACCAGAACGGTTGGTACGACGTGTTCTTCGCTCACCCGAAATCTGCGGCGCATGGCCTCACGCTCACGCGTGGCACCACGATCATCTGGCCGTCGCCACCAGACGATGCCGAATGGTTCGCCCAAGCGAACAAACGGCAAGCGCGTGCCGGTCAGAAAGAAAAAACCGAGATCATCACGATCCTTGCTGAAGGTACGGTCGAGATGAAAGCATTTGAGAACCTGTCGGTGAAGACCAGCAGGATGAATAACTTACTGGATTTATTTGCGCTATGAACGCTCTACAAATTAGTGCCCTCACTTGCGCCTACGCAGATCTCGTTGGCGTATACCAATGTGCCATCCGAGATAGGAACGGTGGAGAGAACAATGGTCATGACTGGGGGTCCCATCGGCAGTCCATTATTGAGCTGGAGCAGGCATTTCCTGATCTAATTGAACCCGCACCGCTCGGGGATAACGAACAGGACGAAGATTGGCCTCACCCACGCGGTTATATCCCGATGCCGCATCCTGGAGATGAATGATGGACTCTGATGCGATTATCGGTGCGTGTAGGCACGGCGCTGTGAAAGACGATTGCCTTATCTGCGAAGATCAAAGTGAACGAAGACGTACCGAGAAGATGCGCAAAGCTACCAAAATGAAGACCCTATACAAGATCACCGCGTCTGATCTGGCTTTCGCCCAAACCTTTAGTTGTTTTAGTCAAGGGACAGGAGCGGAAACGACGATCGAAACAGTCTTACGAGATATAGAGCGATATCAAGATAGCGACACGCAGATTAGTGAAGACATTATCTCTGACTATTGTGTCTGGAATGCAGGTGTCAAATACGGTAAGAACCTGCCTGATTCTAAGTTGGAGGAAAAGTGAAAGTCTTTGTTCACCGCTACCGATGGTCGCACGAGAAACGCCGCAGACAATTGCGTCGCGCGTTAGCAGATGGCTTTGTGAGCCTACTTGCTAAGCTCGACGATGGTTTCCTGTATGAAGTACCAGCTAACTTTAAAGTGAGAAAAGGATGAACACCGATATCCTCCGCGCTGAGTTTGAGTCTCAGCACAAAGGACGCAACCTCTCGAAGCACGGACTGAGAGGTACTTATGTATCAGCACCGATCGCGGCGCTGTGGAACCAACACCTGAGGACTGCGAGTTGGATAATTCACTTAGCTAGCTCAGACCAGAATGAGACTCTATGCGTCGCGAACAAAGCCTTGCTTGAAAAGTATGAAGCTCTGAAATCCGAAAGGATAGAAACGTTGAATGGGGACATTATTCGCTACGCCGTCATAACTGGGAACGCGGTTGAAGGTATTCAGTTATGGGGTCCATTTATCACCCACGAAGAGGCCTTCGTGTGGGCCGAAGCTAAGTGCGACGATTCCCTAGTTACTATCATGACGGGATCGTTATGATCTTCGACTCCCAAATCGCAGGTATCCCCTGCCAGATCAATGTCACCTATATGACGGAGTACATTCCTAAAACCTGGTATGACCCTGAATGTGGTGGTGACTTTGAATTTGAAGTGCTCGACCGCAAGGGCTACAAAGCCCCGTGGCTCGAGAAGAAATTAACCCCGGCTGATGAAGCTAGAATTTATGAAGAGGCGATAGCATGAGTTGGTCCTCCGCCGTACGCAAAGCGGTCATCCAGGCATTTAGCCCAATACCGGTAGTGCCGCGCGCAATCGAGTGGAACAAACTAGTTTCACTCGATTTTGAAACTTACTTCGATAAGGATTATACGCTCAGTAAATTGTCCACGTCTGAGTATATTCGTGACCTACGATTCAAAGCGCAGATGGTCGGGATCAAGATCGGACGCAAGAAAACAAAAGTAGTACCACATAAAAATATTGCTGCCGAACTCTCTAAAATTGACTGGGCGCAGTATGATCTTCTTTGTCACAATACGGCCTTTGATGGTCTTATACTTAGCCATCACTATGGCGTTATACCACGCTTTTATTACGACACTCTCTCTATGGCGCGGGGTCTGTATAGTAATGATATTAATGCTGGTCTTGACGATGTTGCTCAGTATCTAGGCAAGGGTAGCAAGACACCTGATGTTCTCGAAAAGACACGTGGTGTTCTGAATTTCTCTCCTGCGCTCTATAAGGAATGCGCTGGCTACTGTGGCAATGACGTTGACTTGACTTTCGATATTTTCGAAGCGATGGCGCCGCTCACACCTGAATCAGAAATGCGCCTGATCCACATGACCGTGCGCATGTTCTGTGACCCGGTGCTGCGCGTCGACATACCACGGGTTCAGGCCGAGCTGGTCAAAGAGCTGCAAATTAAGGAAGAGATGTTGATGTCGATCGATGTTAGCGGCTTTCCTGATAAAGAACTCAAGCTCGCTGAACGCAGTCTGCCAGAACATGAGAAGCGTCTGCTCAAGGCGAAGAAGATTATCGGTAGTAGTGAGAAGTTCGCTGACCTGCTGCGTGCCGAGGGCATCGAGCCACCGGTCAAGATCTCACCGTCATGGATCGCCAAGAAGCCGATCGATCGCGAAGACAGCAAGAAGTGGAGTTACGCCTTCGCTAAAGATGACGCGGCGTTTATTGAGCTGCCCGGCCGTGTCGATGAATGGGCTAGTCACCTTGACCGGAATAAGGTCAAGGACATACCCAAGATCATGGCGCTACAAGAGCGCGTGCAGGCGCTGGTCGACGTACGTATCTCAGTCAAGAGTACGACGAATGTTACCCGCGCTCAACGGTTCTTGAATGCCTCAGCGAATGGTTGTGCCCTGCCTGTCGGTTATGCCTACGCACGTGCGCATACTTATCGCTGGGGAGGCAACAACAGCATGAACATGCAGAATCTCAAGCGCGGTGGAGAACTGCGCTTGTCGATCCTGGCACCGAAAGGCATGCAGTTGGTCGTGGTCGATTCGGGCCAGATTGAGTGCCGCGTTAATGGCTGGCTATGGGATCAGGATGATCTCATGGACGCATTCCGTAGCGCTGATGGTGGTACAGGTCGTGATGCTTACTGTAATTTCGCTGATCTGATCTATGGTTTCGAAGTAACCAAAGATAACAAGATGGAACGCTTCGTCGGCAAGGTCGCAGTCCTTGGCTTAGGCTTTCAGATGGGCGCAGAGAAGTTTCAAGGCACACTAGCCAAGGGCGCTCTCGGCGGACCGCCAGTATTCTTCGAGCTGGATAAGTGCAAGAGCATCGTCAATGCCTACCGCCGCAAGAACCACAAGATTGCCGGTGGCTGGGTTAAGTGTACCCAGATCATCGAAGAGATGGCGAGTGGTGTTACTGGTTCATGGAAATGTCTGCACTGGGAAGAAGGCCGCATCTGGGGACCAGACGGTACCAGCCTGAAATACCCTGACCTCAAGAAATCGAGAAACGAGGACAAGGGATGGGACGAGTGGACGTATGACGCTAAAGGTCAGCGCAAGAAGATCTATGGCGGTCTACTCTGCCTTGGATCTAAAACAGATCTATTGACACTCGAAGGGTGGAAGCCTATTATTGACATAGTTCAATCAGACCTCTTATGGGATGGCGAATCGTGGGTCACTCACGATGGACTTGTTTATAAAGGAGAGAAAGAAACTATCGATTTCGGCGGTGTACGCATTACACCTAAGCACGAAGTTCTCGTCAATGAAGTATGGACCCCAGCAAAGGATACAACCTATGATCAAGCTACATCATCGTGCGCGAGATATTACAGGACTCCGGTTCGGGAAAATGCTGGCAGTTTCGGCTATGGGGAGCGACGGGAGACGAACGATCTGGCATATCCAATGCGACTGTGGGGTAACGTCGTTCATTTCAGCCAGCGAATTTTTGAAAGGTCGTACGCGTTCATGTGGGTGTGCAACTTCGCAAATGATCTCAGAGTCACGTACAACTCATGGGTTAAGCAGACATCCGGTATATGCAGTATGGCGAGGGGTAGTAGCAAGATGCACCAACCCGAATCACGCTGCGTGGGAGAACTACGGTGGACGTGGGGTAACAGTATGTCCAGAGTGGCTTCAGTCATTCGAAGCGTTCTGGGCGGATGTCGGGCCTACCTACGAGGAAGGCTTGACCTTGGACAGAATAGACAACGAAGGTTCGTACACACCGAACAACTTTCGGTGGGTTTCTTACCAAGTGCAGTGTTCCAACCGCAGAAGCAATGTCTATCTGGATACCCCGGACGGAAAGATGACAATGGCAAAGGCGAGTCGATTCTACGGTATAGGGAAAACAACTCTGTCGTACCGCATCAAGATAGGCGTTCCAATAGCACAGATGTTCAACAGGCCGAAGCGGTCTACGACATATTAAACGCCGGACCTAATCGTAGGTTCACTATAAGGGGTAACGACGGCCAGCCGTTCATCGTGCACAACTGCGAGAATATCGTACAGTGGTTAGCACGTATGGTCGTGGCTGAGCAGATTCTAGAGATCGATAAGAAGCGCCGTGTCGTTATGATCACACATGATGAGAGTGTCGCTGTCGCCCCTACTCGCTCTGCCGAAGTCTGCTTTAGAGAGATGATAAAAGCGTTCAGAACGGCGCCAGCGTGGTGTAAAGATATCCCGCTTAATGCTGAGGGCGGTTTTGCTGAGAATTATTCGAAATAAGGAGATTAGATGATTGGTTTTACTGAGCACTCCCACGAACCCAAACGCACGATAAAGTGCGATCGGTTCTTTTGTAAGAATGATAGCACTCGTTGGTTCCAAAGCACGAGTGTACGTATTTGCGATGATCCAGAATGTAGGGATCATTTCCTTGAAATGTGGAACAAACCAGAGGACGACCATGATTAAAATTAACTGCCCAGACGAGTTCATAAAAACCGTTGAGTTCGCTACCGCCCATAACTGCCTCGCGCAGTTTATGAAGAGTATCGAACGTATCGCTGGGTTTGGCGATGGTGAGCTGCTTTACACCTGCGAGCTGTATGCCGACCGCGCACCACTCAGTTTTCAGTTCGCTATCATGCGCCCTGACAGCAGCCGCTGGATCAACGGCGGTCTTATCTATTCAGGCCCAGGTCAACCGCTCGACGGTTCTGGTCCTGCCTTTACTGTCGGCATTGGGCTGGACAGTATGAAACATCAATGGAGTATACACACATGAAAAATATAGGCGCAATGACCGAAGCAGTAGCAATGTCTGCCGGTGTCGAATGGGGTAAAGAAATATTTAAATATTGGGATCAAGGCGGCGTTGAACTGTACGCTGTCGTGGCTCAGCTCGCACAAATTTCTAGTGATCTGATTGAAGATGTCCTTAGTGATCCGTTCAACTCATGCCCCGGCGTTTGGGCGTATGAGGTCTCTGAGACTTTTGGTCAGTGGGTAGCACCAGCGATGGCTAGGCACCGTAGTAACTTCGATGTCAACCTCGCTAAAGTGAAGCTAGGTGAAGTAGCGTGGGGTTTCTTTAAGGATAATCATCCCAGCCTAATCGACCACGCCATGCCCTACATCACAAAACACACAGGGTTTGAAGAAAATTTCACACAAATCTAACTTAGATCTAATAATGCTCGTATAATAGATCATAGATTCCAAATGTAACGATTCATAAATAAGGAAATCACGATGGCAAACGCAAAACTTAAAGTCGTCCCGGAGAAGCCCCTCACCACAGGTGGCATTATCGACAAACTCTGGCAGCTTAGAGAAGACAAAAAAGAAGTCGCGAAGCAAGAACTCGCTCTCAACTCTAAGATCGCAGAGTTAGAGACGCAGCTCTACGAGCGCATGGACAAGGAAGAGAGCACCAAGGGCGCAGGCAGCAAGGCTAGCGTCTCGCTTGGTACCCAGAACGTTATCCAGTTCGCTCCGGGTGATGAGAGTCGTACAATGTTCGCTGCCTATGTCCTCAAGTCTAAACAGACTCATCTTTACGAACACCGCATCTCACAATTAGCAGCACAAGAGCTTTACCGTCTCAAAGGTGGCATCCCTGGCACCGTCGTTTTCACCAAGCGCAAGATCAACCTCACCACTACCAACTGAAAGTGAATCATGGCAACTAAATCAGCCACATTAAAAAATATACCTCCTAGCAAGTCTACTTCGGTAGCTGTGAAGAAGCCTTCGTCGACTGCTCTGGTCTCGATTAAAGAACAGATGGCGAAAGACTTGGCACTGATCGCTGGCATGACAGCGCCAGCATCAGGCAACAGCATCCAAGTCGGCCAAGATAAGAAATTTACCTTGCCGAATGGTACCAAGACCGAAGGCCCGATCGATTTAATCATCGTTGACTTCTGTACTGCGCATATGCTGTATGCAGGCACATTCGACAAAAATAATATCACGCCGCCAATCTGTTTTGCGATCGGGTCTAATCCGACTGCGATGGTCCCAAGCAAGAACAGCCCTGAACTCCAGAACGATGCTTGTAGTGCCTGCCCAATGAACCAGTACGAAAGTGCTGCCACTGGCAAAGGCAAGGCCTGCAAGAACAGCCGCACTCTGGCCGTCTTACCACCAGATGCAGATGCTGACACACCACTATGGAAGCTGTCAGTTTCTGCAACGGCTCTAAAAGGTTTTGATAGCTTCGTTGCTGGTGTGGCCCGTCAGTTTACCGTGCCACCGTACGGCGTTGTTGTCAGTGTTAGTTTCAGTGATGCGCATGACTACCCATCGTTGGTGTTTAGCGATCCACGTCCGAACGAGGATGTTGAAGTCGCCTATAGTCGTCGCGCCGAAGCAGCCGACATGCTCAAGACAGAACCAGATGTCTCTAAGTACGTACCACTGGTTAAGAAGCCGATGCCTAAACGCCGCTCGTAAAACAATAGTGAACGATTATTAATTGTTTCTTCGCAACATCCTGGAAAGGTTTCACATGATTCGTAAGTGGTACGTAAGCCAAGCACTCACTTCTGTTACGCGCTTGAATGAAGTACTGGCCGAATTAACAGCAGCAGAAGTAACGGCGTGCTTAGAGCTGGAAGCAGCGACAAGCCGCCGTAGGTCAATCCTTGACCGCCTCATTAGCCGGGCAGTCCGACTTAATGAAATTTCATATTCTCAATCCCTAAAAGGAAAATACCATGGCAACTCGTCAACCTAGCAAAATCTTGTCCGTTTCTGAAATCAAAGCGGCCAAAACAGAAGCAGTCACCGCTGTTAAATCGGCACAGGCTTCAGCCAAAGAAGTCTCCGGTGCTTTAGCTACTCATCGTAAAGCGTTCGCTGCCACAAAAGCAGCTGCTGTAAAAGCGCATGACCTCGCCATGAAAGCGCTGGACAAAGACCATGCAGCCAAAGACAAAGAATTGGTCAAGGCGCACTTGACAGCAACTAAAAGCGTCGAAGCCGCTCAGAAAGCGCTGGACAAAGTTGCGCCGCCAGTTGTCAAGGCGACTGTCGCTACGCCCGTTTAAGTAGTAACCGTAATACCCTCGGCTGATACCAGCCGAGGTAAATATACCAGGAAAAAGTCATGCGCTTAAAGCACATCATGTTGGACAATGAAACACTCTCTACTCGTACCTCAGCGGCTATTCTCAGTATTGGGGCCGTCCGATTTGATTTGCATACAGGCACTATTGACGACAGCGGGTTCTACTCATCGGTCTCTATCGACAGTAATGTCGAAGCCGGTCGACACATCAGCGAGTCTACTATCGTATGGTGGATGGACCAAGGAGAGTCAGCGAAGAAACTCTTCACCGAGCCTAAAGTACCTCTACTCCAATCGCTACTCGCCCTGACCGAATTTATTGGTGATGATGATTGTCAGATCTGGAGCTGTGGTGCTGACTTTGATATTCCTATGCTGGCGCATGCCTACCATAGTTTCAATCTGGAAGCACCTTGGAAGTTCTACAACGCAAATTGTTACAGGACTTACAAAAAGTTGCCCGGTGCTCCGAAGATGGCAAAACAAGCAGTCGTTAAGCACAACGCGCTGCATGACGCTCATGCACAGGCAATTCATGTGTGCGAGATCCACGCAGCACTCTTCTCACGTTCAAATATGAAAGCATCCAAAGTATGACTTCTATAGTTAAAGTAACAGCGCACTGTGCATCGACAAAGATGGTTCAGGTAATGCTTAACGGCAAACCAGAACGCACTTTGTATGAAACCGAATCCGCCGAGTTTTATATCTACGATAGCCGCTCGATTTCAGTTAGTGAGGTTGAGGTAAACACAACTTCTGATGGTTATCTTCTTCCTCATCAACGCCGCGTCGTAGATGAGAAAGCCGAACTTGATGAAAAGATCAGTCTACTCGGTAACTTCACTCTGACTACGACTTTTCTTGGCCTACACCTAGGCGAACAAAAACGTCTGCAAGACCAGCGTGCAGCGATGGGGCTGTATTCCGGCATCCTTGGTGAACGTATCGCCGCTTTTAGTACAGGAGTATAAAATGAGATTTTATCAAACGACAGGCGATAATTCTGACGGCACATCGGTAAGCTGGAACGGCTCAGCAGCCGACGCTAGTAAGCAGCGCTCAGCGTTAAAGAAAGAAGGCTACAAAGGCGTCAGTACTGAAGAGTACGACATCCCTACCAACAAGACTGAGCTGTTGGCTTTCCTGAACACGAATAAGGTGGTGTTATCATGACCATCGAAGCTACTCTTGCTGAACGTGGCAAGCGTTACGGTAAGTTTGCTGACCACGCTGCTATCGCACAAAACATGCAAGATGTTATGCGCAATACTAGTGGCTGGGCAAAATTAGCCGCTGACCAGAAGCAGGCGTTGACCGTCATCGCTGATAAAGTTGCCCGTATGCTCAATGGTGATCCTGCCTACCTCGACAACTGGCACGACATAATCGGTTATGCCAGGCTTGTCGAGACGCGCATGATCGAAAGCCAAACACCTGTTCTTTCCCCTAAGAAGAAGTAGATGGCTCAAAAACCTGAAACGACGTTCACCACGAGCGTCCACAAACATCTCCCTCAAAGCCTCTACCGCATGAAGACGCATAATCCTTATATGGGAGGGATACCAGATGTTTGGTACTCAGGAAACAGTGACCTCTGGGTTGAGTATAAGTTTGAAGTGCTGCCAAAACGGGAGACTACACTTATTCCCGTCACGATCAGTGAGCTTCAAGCTGAATGGCTCAACAAGCGGTATAGCGAGGGTCGCAATGTCGCTGTCATCGTAGGGTGCAAGGAAGGTGGTGTCGTTCTTACCGACCGCGCCTGGAACTCCTCGCTCAACAAGCAAGACTTTTTAGGAAAGCTTATGAGCCGGCAACAAATAGCAAAGTGGATCATGGATAGGACGGGTGGCTCACCTTGAACTTCAATGCTTTATTCACCACTGCGCGTGTCATAACCGCAACATATCGAATAGTTTCGACGACCTTACTACTGTACTACATTACGAAGAGCTTATCGAATGGACGAGAAATACCTAGAAATGGCCGGCGATTTCGCGGCGCGCATAATCGAGAGTGGGATTGAACGTTCTCGAAAAAGCGCCACAATGCCCATCGATTTTGATGGGCATTGTAGTTGTGGGGAGGAAATACCCAAGATCCGTATAGATCATGGGTATTTTAACTGTGTTGATTGCCAGACTGCCATAGAGCGAGCGGGCAAACATCTAAGATAATATCAACAATGGGATTTACCACGATGGAATGGACAGAAGCCCTTAAAAACGACGCGGCCAGACAGGGCTGGGCGTTGACTGCATTTTGGGACCAAGCGAAGCAGCGCATTGAGATGCAGATATTCAAGGACGATACGTCCAATATATTTACTACGGACGAAGCAGCCCGAGGGTACGTAGCCGAACAGACAAAGCGCGGTGACAAATTAGCGGTACTGGCTACCCAGTCCGTATTTCAAAGCAAACTCGGCGCTGAAGATCGCCGGACAAACAGGGGTAAGAAATGATACAGCAAGAACCAGAAATGGGCGAGATGGTAGACACACCAATCGGTCGCAAGAGCATGTTGCTGATCGTGGCGGCGCTGGAGCAGTATTACAACCCATTCACTACAATCGCGCTGCTATGGGGCATTGACGATGTGAAGTCACGTAGAGAGAGTCTCACTGATGAGCAGGCGATGGACGTACTAAATGAGTGCAAGGATAACCACGATGCAGAGCAAGGTATGAGTTGGGGCACGATCGATTTCTGGATTGGTGAGCTGTTTGGGGACGAAGATGTTTAAGCCGATGCTCGCCAAGGACTACGACCCAGCCAAATTAGTCTATCCAGTGTATGCCAGTCCGAAGCTTGACGGCATACGTTGCTCGATCCTGAATGGCAGGCCGGTATCGCGTACACTCAAAGACATACCGAATTTTTTTGTGCGCTCCTGCCTCACCTACGATATGTTTGATGGGATGGATGGCGAGCTGATCGTCGGCGATGTTACTGCCGACAACGTATTTAGCAATACGTCCTCACATGTTATGTCCCGCGATAAAATATTTTGCTTTACTTACTATGTGTTTGACCTGCACGACAGCGAGTTTCCTTTTGATTCGCGTTACCGAAAACTACTCGGGAGGATGGACAGGTTTCCGACGCTGCATTTTGAAATTCGCGCGCTTCCCCAAACTACTATTAACAACGAAGATGAACTCGCTGTCTATGAGGCCGAACAAGTCAATGCTGGTTATGAAGGCGTGATTCTGCGTAAGATCGACGGTCACTACAAATACGGCCGCAGCACTGTCAATGAAGGTCTACTTCTGAAGGTTAAACGCTTTGAAGATAGTGAGTGCGAGATTCTTGAAATCGTCGAGCAGCTTAAGAACAATAACGAGAAGACAGTAAACGAACTCGGCCGTAGCAAGCGCAGTTCGCACCAGGGGAACAAGACCGGTAAGGATACCACGGGTGCCCTGAAGGTTCGCGATCTCAAAACTGGCATGGAGTTCCATATCGGCACCGGTATGGATGATGCACTGCGTCAAGAAATATGGGACAACAAACATCTGTATATCGGGCGTATTGCCACGTACAAATTTTTCCCTGTCGGGGTTAAAGACCTACCCCGCCATCCAGTATTCAAGGGCTTTAGGTCTAAAGAGGATATGTGATGAAAACTAAAGAACTTATTGCCCACATAAAGCAACTAGCGAAAAGCTCCTGTTTTTACGAGTGCGCTCAAGGAATGCTTCGCATCGAATATTCATGCGACGACGATAATTTCAGTTGTATTGACGAGGATTCTGGGGAAATGTATCAGATCCATTTTGAGGAAGTAGACAAACTCAGAGATAAGTTTTATAAACTTGTCCCCGAAGGTATTTTAGAAAATCTTAGATAGGAAATAATCATGCAACTCGCAACCCGATTCGGTAAGAACCGCAGATCAACTGTATCAGACATGCCACTTACCGACGATCAAATTCGTCGTGTAGCTCCTTCAATTTTCGCCGACGAGAAACATGCCAGTCGCTCCGCGCGCTACTCGTACATTCCTACCATCGATGTGTTGCGTGGTCTGCAAAAGGAGGGTTTCCAACCCTTCATGGCTGGCCAGTCCGGTACGCGCATCGAAGGTAAAGAGGCACATACTAAACACATGCTGCGTCTGCGTCATGCTGATCAGATCGTCGGCAAGGAAGCCAACGAGATCATCCTGATCAATTCACATGACGGTACCAGCTCGTACCAGATGCTTGCTGGTTGTTTCCGCTTCGTCTGTATGAATGGCATGATCTGTGGTGAGACCACCAACGATATCCGCATCAAACACAGCGGTGATATTACTAACAACGTTATCGAAGGCGCGTTCCGTGTCCTTGATGATTTTGATCTGATCAATGAGCAGCGTGATGGCATGAAGTCGCTCACGTTGAATCGCGGTGAACAGAACGCGTTCGCTCACGCCGCACTTGAACTGAAGTATGATGTGACGGATTTGGTACCAGCACCGATCACTGAGGAGCAGATACTTCGCGCTCGCCGTACTGAAGACCGTACCGATGATATGTGGACCACGTTTAACCGTGTCCAGGAGAATCTGATACGTGGCGGTCTGTCTTCACGTTCGGCAAATGGCCGTCGTACCTCAACCCGTGAAGTGACTGGCATTGATCAGAACACTAAACTTAACCGAGCGCTGTGGACTCTCGCTGAGTCGATGCGTGCACTGAAAGCTGCGTGATGAATCCGGGCGATTCCGATAAGCACATGGTCTGGATTTATCCGGACCAAGAGTCGCCACCGCGCGGCGTTAAAATCGCCCTGCTCACCATCGGTAACATTGAGGTGACAGGGAACTGGACCGACGACGGACGATACAAAGCATGGCAGCGTTTGTTTAGTCGGGACAAGGAGCACGAGAAGAACCTAAAGGCGTCACTATCCACTAGTCTACATGAGTGCGTCGGAACCAACGAAGGCGTGGACTTCGCTAAACTGTTTGCACTCGGCGTTCTCGTTCGCGATACGCTATAAACGAAGCCAGCTAACCACGCTGGCTTTTTTGAGGACATTATGATTATCTATGCAAATTTCAGTGTATCGATACATGGTACGGAGCTAAAAACAGAGGATGAGCTTAGCGACCTCGCCCTGAAAATACAAGCCCTTGTCGCCAAGACTTGCAAAAACACGGAGGTAGAAATCGAGATAACAGAACATGCTGGCGAAGAGGAGTAAACCCTTAACGCGTCTTAACGCGTCTTAACGCGTCTTAACGCGTCTTATGATGACTTTTAAGTCAGAGCGTATAGCCCCGAAATATATTCACATGGTAGAACCCTACCATCCTGAAACACAGGCACTTGCTTAATAGCAACACATTCTGATACGCAAAAAGAGTTCCATTTAGGATTTTATTTACATATTCTATTTTATTTTACTTTACTACTTTTAAGAAAGAATAGAAGAATAGAAGGAATAGAGATAAGAGCATATAAAACAAGGACTTAGGGCATTCCGAAATTCTTCCGAAACGCCCTATCCTTCTGAAGTTTTATCTCGCTCTGGAGGCCTTTGCAGCATCCAGTTTCAGTAGGCTATCAAGTGGGGAAGTCGGTATCACGCTGTTGATAAATTGAGTGGCACCGCCCACCTTATTGATGCTACCTATTGTATGCTCCACGAAGCTCGCCGTAGGTCCGAGGGCGTTCAGGTAGTTGTGTGACGCTATGCCCTTGGCCTCATCAATTGCAAACTGCCCCGTCCCAGTGATGCCAGACTTCGTTATACCGCTCCATAAATAATCACCAAACCCCCACCCTTTCTGCCATTCCGGTACGTCACCGCCGCCGCCCTGTACCATGGACTTAGCCGCAGCTGCCGCTATAGCCAGCGGTACGTATGACAGCAGCGCATATGCTGGTCCGTAATTCCCATAGTCAGACTCATGCAGCACCTTCTTTAAAATAGTGTCATGGAACGCAAACGTGTAGGTCTTCATGTGCGCCACCAGCACCCACAATGGGTCGTTCATCCACAGTGCTTTTTTCGCTTGGTCTGGCCGCACGATAGCACCGTCAATCCAAGTGTTCAACGCCATCTTCATTTTGGCTTCGTACGCCACGTCTCCGCCGACTTCATCACGGAACACCAGCAGCTTACCGTTGGCATCCAGTTTCACATCGTCTTTGGTTAACCCTAATTCTGCCAGCCAACGTTCACTGTGTTTACCTGCACCCTCACCGACTTGCCTCGCAATAAACCTAGCCGCAGCCACTGATGCACCAGCGCGCATATTTTTCGTTTGCTGCTCCATCAGGTTGACTCTGAACAACGCATCGTTTACTGTCCGGGTTGCGCCCGTCACCGTGTTGTAGTTGTTCGCCGACATTGAAGCACTCACCAACGAAGCACGTTCGATCGCGCCGATGTCTTCAGCGAACTCGATAGCTGCGTTAGGGTTCGGGTTGCTCATCAGTCCACGGAGCATCTGAGACACCCCTAGTTTATAAGCGTTTAGCGCGTCACTCCACTCGCCACCGTTGACCTTAATACCGCCAGCATCGAGCAGACTACTGAACCAGCCAAGTCCCAGCATCCGCACGTTGGAGAACACCATCGCCGTCGCCATGTATTTACGGGCATTGGGGGAGATGTCACTACCTAGAGAACCATCAACGCCCGCTATGTATTTACGCAGCGTCGCCTCTTCCTCTTCTGTCGCGCCCTCTTTCTTACCACGCGCGATCAAGGCTTCCATCTTGGCACCGTCGTCGCCAAAACGATTTTTCCACTCGATACGGCGGGTAGACTGCCGTGCGTAACTAGTTATCGTGTGGAGGTAATCTTGATGCAGGAACGGCGCACGGTCAGCGTCATCAATATCGAGGAAGCGTGTTTTCAACTGCTGCATCCCCGGTGAGGCTTTTGATTTCGGGATTTTCGCGTCGATACCAATCTCAGCGCCGTCATCACTCATCAGCCTGGCCATGATTTCTTCCGGCGTACCGGCATCCACCAAGCGCCCCATACCCTTCGCCTTTTGCAGCATCGCGATGAACTCATCCTGGTGCCCTGCAATGTATCGTGGGTCCCACAGCACAGGCACATAGTCCTCAATAAAACCGAGCGAGATCTTGGCAGCCTTTAACGCGTCCATACGCTCGTCGAAGAACTTACGCAGCACCGCTTTTATCTCGGTGTACTCGCCTACGTCCGTCTTTGACTGCATCTGGTTAAACGCTGCTTTAATATCGTCCTCGTCAAACTTCTCCAGACCGGCCATGACATCATTCATCAAGTTGCGCACCCCTACGCCGACGGCGTTTAGATAGCCACGGTCTTCGCCGGTGTCTGTCGTATGCCGGGAAATGAGGTCCACAATCTCGGTATATGAAGGGATGCCGAAGTCGCGTATGCGAGCGCTGCCAATACCTAACATCGCCTGCGTAACCTTAACGGCCATCTCCGTGCCCTTCCTCATGTGCTCGATTGTTCCATTGCGGCCTTTAGCAACAAGTGCACGATGGACAGCGCCACGGTCTTCAATGTTCGCAGCGTACTCACCAGAATTGAAATACTCCATGATCTTCTCGGCACGCTCACTAGCTGTCCAGATACCGAAGTAGCGCTGTAACACTTCCTTGATCTGGTTCAGTATGCCAGTAGGCTTAGCGGACAACTTCAGTACGCGGCTACCGTCTGCGTTGAGAGCGTTCCAAAACTGGAACGCGTACGCCGCCGCCTCTTCATGGTCTTCAGAAATCTGCTTAAGCGCCGCTGGCTCATCCTTCAGTAGCGTGCGCAATTGAGACATGATCTCAGGGGACCGAGCGAAGCTCAGAAACTCCTTAATAACTTTATGGTCGCCGTTCTTGCGCAGCGCAGCGAACCACGCGTGAAGCGCCTCATGGTAGCGCACACCCGTAGGGTCTTTACTGTAGACGGACACGAGGATGGTGGCCTTCTGCATTTCTTTGCCGGTGACAGGATCGTTTAACGCTTCCTTAAAAGCTCCGGCAAAATCAGTATATTCACCGTGCTCCACTTTCGGTATGGAGTGGCCGAACACCTTAGCAAAATAGGCCAGGTTGTCGTCAATTTCTTTCTGTGTGATCCGCCCGTTGTCAGGAGTCGCCGCGAGTTCAGCTTCGGTCTTCTCTATTAGCTCCTCAAGCAGCTGGACGAATTTTTTCTTACCATCAATGGCCTCTTTCTGTCCGTTGTTTTTGTTCAGCTCGTCTAGTTCTGCATTCACCCTACCCAGCGCCGCTTTCTGTTTATCAACAGCCTGCTTGATAGCGTGGTACTTTTTCGCGTCGTTGTTTTTGGATTTGGAGAACGAGACATGGTTGGTATTGATCTTACTGTCGTCATAGATGACGAAGTTTGGGTGGGTATCGTCCTTGCCGCCTTCCGCAGCAAACCTATGCCCTAAGATACCGAGGCGCTGTAAAAACTCCGAAGCACCACGGTCGCCATTCTTCCCTTTTGGGAGGTGGTGGCTCAGGTATTTGTATATATCTTTGCCGGTGGGGTCGTCCAGCTTCTTTTTATATTTTAAATCCTTAAACATCGAACTTTTCTCAAGCGCTCTCTGCACGAGTTCACTCTGCTCGCTAAATGGTGTGTCCCAGTCCAGCAGCTCTTTGTTCTTTATGTCCACCGATAGATGGTACGTCGGGGATTTCTCAGGAATGAACTTATCAGCGACCTTGCCGGCTAAAGCGTCATTAAACTCGACCATAAACCGCCGGACATCGCCGGTGAATGTGTCGATATCTTCGGCAGAAAATGGGCTCATTTTTGACTTCTCGACATACGCCTGCTCGTACGAATCGCCAAGCATTTTGCGTTCCGAGGGGATGGCTTTATTAAATGCAGTGATGAATGATTCGATCATCTTGTTTGTATTGCTGTCACCGATGTGGCTTCTAGCGTCGTCAAGGATATTAACTAAGTTATCGAGCATCTGCATATGTGGGTCGACCTTGTTGGCGTCTTCAATAAAATTACCAATGAAGCCAGTTTTTTTACTCTTGCCAGAAAACCCAGTCTTGTACCACCTATGAACACTATCGGACGTGGATAAGTAAGTCCCTGCGCCGTACACCATAGCACCCTCACCTCTCATAGCGTGTTTCCGCCAATCAAACTTACCGTCATGACGGATAGGCGAATCGTGGGTAGCGGCAAACCCCCTCTGTTCCAAATCTTCATGGATGTTCGTCGACATCATCGAGAACTTCATACCGGACTTGTTCGGCGCGAAAGAACTGACGTAGTCCTCGAACGTCGTATCAGCGGCAAACACGGCACGAGCCACTTGATCGGCAGTATGTTTCATGTTTCCTCGTTTCGGTGCCAATGATTCCAGATCCCCTAAGTGACCAGTCATCTGACTAAACAGTTTCGCTGCCTTGCCCATGTCTCCGTTACGAATTGCGTCCATCATTTTCGCTTCGGTTCTTTCACGCTCCATCATTATCTGGTTCGCGCGGTCCACCAGGTTCGCTAAGTAGATGCGGTTCTGTTCGGTCTTGGCTCTCTCCAGTACAGCACGCACGCGGTCGTTGATCTGGTGCGCACTCGCTACTTCGTGGGCGAACTCAGTACGGCTAGTGTTCTCCTTCGTAACGGCTGCGGGGTCGTGGCGTTTTGATTTAGTGCGCTCGGCAAGGGCGGACTCCATCATCTTTTTATTGGTCGCGGCAGCGTGACTGGATTTCGAGATGGCCGGCTTAATTTTTGGTATAACTGACATTACAGCCGACGATACACGCTCTTCCTTCACGTACTTCGTTTCCTTGGCGCGCTTAACGAATGAATTGACTACCTGCTCACCCTTGGCGCGCTTCGCTGCCTTTGTGGCGTAGCTGATTGCATTGCCCGAGCCGTCCATGTTTAGCTGCGGTACATCCTCGCCGTACTTTGCTTCGAGCAAATGGATCAACCCTTCTTTAGCCAAGTCGGTGACACCCATCATCTCCTGTACCAGCGTTGGGATGCCTTCACCTTCGTCTAGGCGAACCTCTAACGCGTCGAGCTGCTTCACCAGATCGTTTGTCTTTATATCCGCCTCGTCCAGCAACAGAAGCGCGTCCGACAGTTCCTTAAAATCCTTCAGCATCTGCGCGCGCGTGTCTGGTTCTTGATCCAGGCCATCCGTCAAGTCACTAAGGGCTTTCTCAAGCTTCGTTATATCTGCTTCGTGGTCAGCGATGATCTTTGCGCGCATAGCTTTGTGTGCCACCGTTTGTGCCGGGCTAAACCCTGTCGTATCGGTATCCGCATGACGCCCTTTAGCAGCCGCATTTGATTTGATGTTACGCTCCATCTGGTTGTAGATGGCCTCGTTACCTTCCTCCATACCTTCATCTTTACGGATCTTCGCGATCGCTCTTGTCGTCTTCAGTAGAGACCGAATTAGCGGCATCTTCTCACTGTAATCAAGGTCGTCTTTCAGCTCCCTGATAAGCGCGTCACGTTGTTCACGTAGCGGTGCCAATGTACGCTGCACTTCTGGGTTCTTCCCACCGTCAGTGAGGTAGTTTTTCAGTTCACCCCACGTTACGGCAGTTTTGCCCTCTTCCTTATTCGCCTTCACCACAACCGTACTGTCCGGCACGTGCATGTACTCTTTACCGGCGACAGCTTTGTCACCGCTCATCAGTACGCCGACTTTCAGCTTCGCAGCAATGCCAGCAACACCGTCAGCGAATAATCGCGCTGTGCGGTACATGCTGCCGTTGACATCATCACCCTCGGTATATTCCTTAGCTTTACCGCCGCGCGAAGTACGCCCCATCCATGACACAATACGCGACGCGTCGAAGTGGTTGTCGCCCTTCTCCAGCCCGTCGACTTTGATCGCTGTGCCATCCTTCGGAACAACCGCTACAGCTTCACGCGTAAGGGTGCTCTTGCCGTTGGCAATGGTGTTCTTGTACCAGCCGGTCTTCATCATGTGCAGGTCGCCCTCACCGATGATCTCGCTATCGTTAGTCGCCTCCGACGCCACGATGCCATGTGTATCCGCCAGTTTCAGAACCGCGTCATTCACTTCTTTGACCGAGCCGCCTTTGGCGACAATCTCCTTACCCTTCTTCGTCGCTTTCAGCTCATCGAGCATGTCCGCCAAGGGCACGCCACGATGTTTAGCGATCTCGTGTGTGCTCATCCAGTTGACGGCGCGGTTATTGTCGTACGCCTCGGCAGATGCCATCTCACGTTTCACCCGGTCGTAGCCAGAGTGCTCGTCCTGCTCCAGCAGGCCTTCGCCATTCTTACCGTCGCCGAAGAACACCGGCTCATCAGCGATGGTCGTCATATTGCCGTCAGCATCATGTATGGCACGCAGGTCAAGCCCACCACCCTCTTCACCTTCGTTCGAGCCAGCTATAGAGTTACCGGACTCTTCTTTTTGCGTAGAGCTTTGGGCCGATTCAGACACCTTAGCTTCTTCCTTGAGCGTAGCTTCAGCCTCTGCCCGCTCACGTGACGCATCAGCGTAGAACGCATCAAGCACTTTCTTGGACTTGCCAGGAAACACACGCTCCATGTGGTCGGCAAATACACCGGTCAGATATGTGTTCGACTCCTTGTCGCCCCACAGAACATCTTTGTCTAACGCCTCGTTTGTATCGTTCGCCGTCAGCGCCCTAGCGTCTTTTGCGGTTAACGACGCGCTTTTACGCACGTACTTCTTAATGCCATCGACCAGTTCATTTAACTGGCTCTGGTCAACGCCTGCACCAGCATCCGGTAGCGCCTGCATAGTCACGTCGTCAAGCGCCTGGTTCTCTTTCTTGGTCTTGGCGATCTTGTTGATCATCTTGAAGAACTTCGCGTCGTCATTCATCTGGGCGCGCGTCTGGGTTTCTGGCGCGCCGCTTTTCGGCGGCGCACTCACTGTCGCCTTTGACTTCTCCAACAGGCCACGCAGTCTGACTAGCGACTGTGCTGAGTTCTTACCCAGCACTTTTATTATCCAGTTAGCGCTCTCTGCCGGGATCGACCCGGTCTTCTCACCGCGCTCGATTAACGACTGCATCACTTGCGCTTGGGAGTTCACCACACTATCGGGGAGTTGAACCGAGCTCAGGCCGCGCATAGCATCAGCCAGTGAGTGAGTGCCGTTACGCAGGCTCTGCTTGTTGAATTTCACGTCGCCGAGATCGGTGTCGTTTTCCCTAATTTTTTCCAAGTCTTGCTTCGCCTCTGCCGTACCTTTCAGTCTGGCGTCAATCTCGTCGATCCGCGCCATCGTCTGTGGATCGTTCACGTTGAGGCCATTACCTAAGAAGCTCTTGTCTTCTGCGGTGGCGTCCGGGTGGTCATACATCGCATCGACTCGGTTGACCAAGCTCAGCCCTGACCTGCGCGCGCCTTCTTCATCAGCAGCAGCGATACTTTCCGGCGTTATGGTAGCCGGGTCTTGACTACGGATGATCTCGTCGGCGTGCTCGGCTGCGGTGGACGCGGGTTTAGCGGCACCAATACCTGCACCAATGTTATGGATGTCCGCTACGACTTCCTCATGTGTCGCTGGTTCAGTTAGGTCGACTGTCTTAGGCTTGCCTTTCGCCGCTTTCGGCACACCTACTGGTTTGTCGTGTAGATAGTCAAGCGTGGAAGAAATGGCTGACGGACCGATGGACATACCGCCACCACCGACAAAACCGCCAACCGCGTTGTCAAGTATATCCTGCGTGTCATGTGATTTATCGCGTAACGGGTTTGCCAACGTATGCGCAACCTGCCCTACGTATTCCTGCGCGCCCTCTGTCGCACCCTCGGCCAGCATGCTGTGTCCTACTTCCTTACCAAAACCTCGGAAGGCTTTGCCAACTGTCGGCGCAGCAGCGCGGGTCATCAGGTGTGAACCAAGCATAAACGGCACCACTTCCTCGGCGGCGGCGTTGACCGCACCTTTACCAGACGCGATACCAAACCGCTGAAGTGCAGTCGTGTTCTTCATCGCTTCCGGGTCTGCCTGTAGGGTCATGGCAGTTTCGCCGGCTTCTTGTGGCAACATCGCAGCAGCACCACCGGCGAAGCGTGCAGCAGCAGATTTATTTCGTAATAACAGTCCGGCGACAGCAGTAGGGATCGTTGAACCAGCTGCCTGCCCAACTTGTCCGGCGACGAAACGCGCGCCGTCATAGATGGGACGGTTGCTGTCGAGTACCTGTTGATAATTCTGGATCTCTGGCGCGAACTCCTGTGCACGTGCCTGTGCTTCACGCGCCTGAGCATACTGACTCGCCGCCATATCCGTCGCACCGAGTGCGTCGAGGCCACTGGCTAGATAGGCCCGGCCGGTGATGCCGATGTTACGGATACTCTGGTTTAGGCTGCCAGAGAAAGCATCGCCAATGGTTTCAGGTGCCTGGTAATGCTCTTCAGTCGGTACTATTGCATCTGGATTGCGTAAACTGACTATGGGTGTGTAGCGTGGCATGTCATTCCTTATTTAACTAGTGTGTCGTCTGTACTTCCGTACATAAAGTCAGGTAAGTAGCCAGTAACTGCGGTCCGGGCTAGATCTTTGGTCTTCATGCTGCGCGCATACACGCCATTAGAGTCTGGCTTACCGAAATGGGTCATACCATCTTTTGTGTGCGTGAACTCGTCGAAGTCAATTGCATCCTGGCTTTGGGCACCTCTTGTACCACCAATAAGTTGTTTGTTGGCTTCGTTAAATCGCAACATGCGCTCTACACTTTTTACCATCCTTGACTTCTCTTCGGCGCTTATGTAGTGCAGCCCACCGTCTTCGAGCGTCGCAGCTTCTTTGTTGCCAGCCTTCGTACCGAGTGCCCTTTTCTCTGCTATCTTCTTCTCTAGCAAAGAATTTCCTGCTCTAGCCAGAAGCGCCACTCTTGGGTTAGCGACACCATCTACATCAGGGAACATAGCTTTTGTGTTGTCGTTATATGATCTCTCGGCAGCGATCTTGCCAGCTTTGGCTTTCTCGCCCTGATCCGCATACTCCTTGTCAACGGCAAGGTTATGTGCGAGCGCATCCTTATTCTCCACCACGCCGTTGTGGCGCATCATCTCCTTGTACGTATCGTTGTGTTGCACTGCCGCAGCGTTGGCGATAGCTGCTTGGGTCTGATGGCCGTAGCGCTGTTCAGCGAGAGAACCTCTGCGGAACTCGGCAGTGTCAGCACGGATATCGCGCTGATTCTCAAGTTGGGCAGACTGCTGCTGCTGCTGCATTTTGTTCTGTGCCACAATTTGTGCCATTTGTATTCCGTCGGCGCGAGTGCGAGGGTCGTTGGAGCGCATCATGTTCTGCATCCGTGTCTCTTGCATAGCGTTATTATGGTTAGCACGCAGGCTCTGCTCCATCGTCATACCGTCAGCAGACCGGATGGTCGATACACCCGGCGTGTTATAAGCCCTATCATTGAGGTCCCGCTGCGCTTCATTGACTTGACGCTGTAAATCTCCCGTTCTATTCATCGCGGCAATCTTGGTAGCGACTAACTCGTCTTGAGTCGGGCCACCACGCAGACCATCGCCTGCGCCGGTACCAGTGAACGAGTTAATACGCTTGCTGCCGTTGATAGCCTGACCGTAGATGTCGGCGTTGGTGTCGTAGCCGTTGAGCTTGTATGTCGGGTTACGCATACTTGACCCTTGGGAGGATGAGAGGTGTTTGTTTGCTGCGTCTAACCCGTTGGCCTCGACTGCTCCGCGCTGATCCTCAATAGGAAGCCCACCGCGCATAGAGTTGCGTAACTCAGCTGGTGTCGGGTTGGCGATGTCGAGCTGTGGCGTATTGGTCGGCGCCACGGTCGCCGCTGCCGCGCCAATCGGTGCCTCTGATTTATAGTAAGAGTCTGGTCTTCCCGGCGTGTAAGTGTCCCCTGTCATGTGGGCAGAACCTGCTTCTTGGCGTTTCAGGGTTCCGCCATTCCACCAGTTCCTTATTGAGTCAACCGGGTGCATAATCGCGTCGCCCAATTGTGGGTCGTTCTTATTAATGTAATGCCCGAGAGCATTACCCGCGAGAGCCGAGCCACCCACCACGGCGGCAGGAGTTGCTACTGCACTAGCGCCGAGCGCGGTAGCTGCACCACTAACACCAAGTGCTGAGTTCCCAGCAAGGTCAGTTACGTTATCTGTGGTTGCTCCGTTGTTATTGATGTCTCTAGTGGATTTAGCAGCTTGTGCCGTGGACCAAAGCCCACCAACTAAGCCTAAGCCTCTCCCACCTACGTCCATTCCGGTGCGAAGGAGCGATGGGCTTGGGGCCACTGCCTTTGCTATCTGTGTACCCTGCGCCGCCTTAGCGGCAGCGGCCTCGGCATCGCGTGCAGCAAATCCTTCCTTACTGAAGTTATCGGCACGAGGTGGCGTAGCGGGCTGAGGTGTAGGTGCAGCGGGCTGAGGTGTAGGTGCAGCGGGCTGAGGTGTAGCTGTCTCGCCTGTACCGATCTTGTCTGCTATCCAATTACGCGCACCCTGTATCGCGTCGCTGGCTGCGTCAACGAAGCCACGCTCAGCGAAGTGGTTCGCCGGGCGGCGTATTCCAGTCGGCGTATGCGTCGCATCTTTGATCTGGTCCAGGTTCTCTTTACCGATGTGCTTCACTGTATCAGCTGGCAGAACGTATTCTCCATCCGACAACATAGCTGGGATGCTGTCGCTAGTGCCGGTGCCTGCGCCACGCATGTGACCACCACCGCGCATGTCAGCTCGTCCGCCGTTGGCAAGCTTCTGTACCGGTTGGTTGTCTCGATTCATGTGGGCGACGGTCTTATCGTAAGCATCTATGAAAGGGGTAGTGACTGCTTCGATGCTAGGGCGAGGCGCACGCTCCTGGAGTCGGTTTACGATCGCGTCGTACCCGTCACGCAATGTATGCACCGGCCGCTCACTTGGCATCGGTGGGGATGGTGGCGTTAATGTCTGTGACATCTTCAATGCCATGCCGCCGTCCGCAAAACCCTGTGGTCTATGCCAGCGGTCGTTTGCGATTGCGGCCATGGCATTATTATGGTTTGTAACCATGTCTCCGCCGAAGGTTGTCGGGTAGGGCGTTGGAGTGGGTTTCGCTACGCGGGCAGTCGGGTTTTCGCCGAAGGTTGTCGGGTAGGGCATCGGAGCGGGTTTCGCTACAAAGGCAGTCTGGTTATTACGCATCGCGTTCGCATCGGCGGTCGCCTTTTGTGCTGCGTTGAAGTCGTCCCAAGGGCCTTTCACTATGGGGGCAGCCGCAGGCACGTTCGGCGCGGATGCAGCCGGGTCTACTACCCCGCCTTCTGCCATGCGGATACCGCATTGTTTTTTTGCTGCGAAGTTCTTCTGTATGTTATTCATTTGTAGTTCCTCTAAGATAGAGCGATTTTAGACTGTTTTTAGGTTTAGGAGTAGTAGACGAAGAAAAGCAGCCCGTAGGCTGCTGGATTTGTTTAGTGATAAAACCGTCGAATATGTATCGAGCAAGAACATACATGATACGCCTCTTTAAATCGATTGAGAAGTTGAGTCATTTAGTGTCGCAGTAGCGCCAGTGTGCATGTTATTAAATAAGGAGGCCGCCATTTGCCCAATAGCGCTAGCTTCAGCGAGAACCATCTTCGATCTCTCTTCCATCGTATGAATGTCTTTCATCTGGTTGCTCTCAGCAGCTTTGAGTTTTAGTGAAGCATTGAACTGTGCCACAGAGTCTACTGCTTTCGCCGCCTCGATCCGAGCATCATAAAAACTTGATGCTGCCGAGATCATCTTGCTCTGTGCATCATATCCGATACCAATTACTTGGCTAGCGATTTGTGGTCCCGAAGCAATCGCCTTGATGTACTCCAGTGAAGCCGACATCGCCGCCGCTCTCGCCTCTGTCACTTTACTGACGGCGAACTTCAGCTGCTCGACCGAGATCATCGTCAACTTCCTGCTTGACTCGGCGATTTCGTCCTGTGCTTTATTCTGGATCTGAATAATGGCACTGGCCGCCGCACCAGATGGAAGAGGAAATCTTCGTGCTGCAAAGGTCTGCATCACTGCATCGGATGCCCGTGCTGCATCCGATAGGATGCGTGCTTGATCATCAGCTAGCATCTGCGCCGATACGGTGGTAGGCAGGCCAACATCTGGGTTCGCTATCGCACTGATCAGGTAGTTCTCTGCCACACTATATGCCGAGTCGTCTGAAGGAAAATTAGTGGACTTAAACGTCGTAAATTTCTCCGCCAGTAGGGCGACAAGTTGCTCGTATTTGGCGTCGAACGTACTCATCACATCGGATGTCGATGTGTTGGAGATTGTTACCGACGGCTCGGTTACTATTGCGTGTGCTGGGCTATCAGCGGTCACTACCGGGATCGTCCCAAGGCCACCGATTGCCGCCTCCGAGCGGGCGGTAAAATCTGCCGCTTTCTCATTTCCCAGATTCCAGGTTTTAGTTAAAATATCGCGTACTAATAACCCGGTATATCTTTCTTCTGACATGTTATATTCTCCTTGTAGATGTTGTAGTGCCGAATGAGACAGAGGCCAGCGTAAAATCTGCGCCCTCTGTGTTCGTTAATGTCAGGTCAAACCAGTTAGCCCATAGCCCTTTACCTGGGTCGATACGCTGCATCTGCATCCCTGTACCTGAGTGTTTGGTGTTGTAGGTGTAGCTCACACCGACTGGAGTATCCACTGTAAGTACCATCAGGGAAACTGAGTCCATACCGATATACACCGCAGGGATATTCTTTTTCTGTTCAGTGCCAAAATTCTGTTTACCAAAACCTACCGACGCATCCACGGTGCCTGTTGTATCAGTTAGGTAGACGCCGTCAGGCTTAGTGCCGTAGCAGCCGGAGACAGAGGAAAAGCCCCAGTCTGAATAGGTAGTCACTGCCCCGTTTGATAGGTTCATACAGTAGCCGCACGACACTACGCGTCGGTACCCATCGCACTCATGTACGACGACTGTACCTAATGATGGTGGGGTAATATCGATGTTGTCGCTCATGCCTACGGTAACGACACCTTGCAGGTCGGCCATCACAAAGCCGCGAACACCGAACCAGCCTACTACCTCACGGTCGGAGGTTTTACTTGAGTTAGAGATCGCTGCCTTGTAGGGTATGACGAAAGCGGTACCAGCTATCGCACCGTAGGGCAGCACATCGATAATGCTATTCTGAACATCACCCAAATCCCCCGACACGTAGTAGGTCTTATCAGCTGCGATAAACACACCTGTCTGATTTGGCACAATGATACTTACCGCAGAAGGGAAAGGGATATATCCCTCAGTCGGTAAGTAATAGCCTGGACGGAATGGTAGACCGACATACACCATAGATCCAGCATAAGAACACAATCGCCCGTTATATGAGAAGAGTGTGCCAGCAGGCAGAATATCTTCGTGCCGTTCGTTGGCTTCACGCCCAGTCGCATCAGTGATAATGTCATAAGTGCTGGTGCCTGTTGTTACGGCAGCGACAAACATTGGGATACCGCCGTTGGCAGTCGTCACATAGATATTGATATGCGTCGCGCCTATCGTCGCAGTGGGGAGAGTGACACGGATACCGCCTACGCTATTTAAGATAATATTGCCGGTAAAAGAGACACCACCTTCCTCCCCTGTCACATTGTTGTAGTAGGCAGTGCCGACCTGATATGCTCCCGGTAGCAAATTGCCGCCGATGACTGTTAGCGCAGGCGAAGTAGGGGTCGGCAAACCCATCGGGTAAGCGACGCCAGAAGTCACGCGCCCTTTATCAGTACCGTTAGAGAAGTACCAGCTGTCGCCTAGTTGAGCGTAGCTCATGGTCGCATCTGAAGTCAGGATTTTTAGCAGCACTTCCGAGTAAGGCGACATGACGACGGCGTATAGCGTCGAAGCGCGAACCATAAAGCCGTTCACACTGTCCGTTAAGTGCAGTGAGTGCGGATTCGACATCGCTTGATAAATTGCCGTACCACTACGCCGCCTGATTGCGAAAGAATCATCAATATCAACGTTATCTGCCGAGCGCAAGAAATGCCCCTCCTCAGTAGCCAGGGCAAAATCTGGTAAGCGATTATTAATACCTAAAAACTTCTTAAATGGGAGGGTATCCATTATTTTCCGTCCTTCCCGATGTAGGGATCATAAAACCATTTGGCATCACCATCATAGGCGCCCATGTTGATAAGGGTAGCGCCAGAACGAGTACATAAGGCGTTAAAAGTAGACAAGTCGGCAGAACTGTGCGTCGTGTCAAGGTAGAGCGCCGCCTTCCATGCGCCTATAATCGATACCAGCATTTCCCCCCTTCGGCTATATGCCTGACAGTAAGGGACGCAATAGTAGCGACAATATGTACATGCCTCTGTTGATAACTCACCCTTTGTTCTCGGTATGGCGAACTCGCTAATGATGTTATCTGGCTGCGATCTCACCGAACTTACTATTTTTGTGTATTTACCGACCTCAACTACATGTGATACACCCCCAACTACATAAATCGCCTTATTGACGTAAGTCAGTGTTTCAGTGGACGTAATATCAAATGCAGCACCATTTTGTTTAGATGTGTCGTGTGCAGTATCATTCCTGATGTACTGCGCCAGCACATAATTACCAAACCGCAAATCGATGTACAGCGGTTCGACGATGTTCGAGTTATACTCCATGAAATTGTCTTTATCGCTTCCGACTATACTGCCAGTCTCAGCAACAGTCGCACCACAGTCAAATACTGCCCCATCGAGATTAATAGAAGCGACAAGTGTTGTACTTAGGTTTGTATATGCGGCTCCACTAGTTGTTACAGATTGCGTCTTTTTTCCGTAAACAATAGTGTCGCCGATATAATCGCAGGCAAGAGTCCCGACATAATTATCATACGTTCCTACCCCGGCTGGTCCATCATCGGTCACTGTACCATCTAACATATTTATTCTTAGGATGCGCGGCGGTACACGTAAATCTCGATTGACGCAAAAGATACCTATCGCCTCAGTCGCACTGGAATTAATGAAAGGTACCTGCCACATGAAAAAACAGTAATCTGGTAGTGCTACGGTTACGGCGAGTTTAACGCGACCACTGACTTCTAGGTGTTTAAGATACAGTACAATAGGGCTAACATTAAGCATTACTGTAGCGTTACCCGGTATAGACGCCATACCCAATATCCGGTAAATCGTCGATCCGTCCGATACGACAGCAGCAGCCGATATAATATGTAGGTCTAAAGGCGTCTGGGTGAATAATTTTACCTCGTCCTCGTAGAGTCCTGTAATTGCTAAATAGTCATTACGCATCACCGCCACGTTCGGGACGGAACAGTAGTCACTCTGCGTACCAAAGTACCAGTCTGTGTTTACGATGTTACTCGCTATACCAACCCCGACACGGACATTAGTTGAGGTATTGAATGTAAACGTCTGAGGTGACATCCCAGGTATCGCCTCTCCTACACGTAAGTCTGGCGCTATCGCTATTGGGATAGCATTATAATCGACGTTATCAGGGTCGCTCGAAGTTCTATCTAAGAGTATCGGTACAGCCAAAGGTATCTGGGTATTGTTACTTCCGCCTCGTCCACCATAGGGGCAATCCCATGATATCGTCTTCGTGTACTTGCGCTCCGAACCAGTACGTGTATCCACCCATGTAGTTGAACCGGGGTGAAAATCGCGCCTAGAGTAAGTCTCAACAGCGGTCGCGTCCTTTTTTAGCTTGGCATAAGCTATCGTAGGCCATTTCTGGTACCTAGTTGGGTCGCTCTTGTCTGCGTAGTTAAAGCCGAGCATGAAGTCGTCAGAACAAGGAGCGAATGTGATGTTATGTTCTGGTACCGCTTTATTAGTGATAGGGCTAGTCTCGAAGTTTGGCATGCCATCTCTGGTGACGCACATCGTCACACTTCCATCTGCATTCGTGATGAAAGATTTATGTATTCCAGTAGCACCAGTTTTATCGAGCATCTTTCTTTCCTGCGCCGACCCGACTACCGTACCATTTCTGGTCGGGAAGATCACGCCCGCTTTTTTATCTTTATATGCCATGATCAGGCGCAGGGATCGAAAACTGAGGCACCGAAAGAACATTGTGCGTAAGGTATAAATGGTACTATTGTATTGACAGTACCGAGATAATTCATTGTCGTTGACGCAGCCACTGCTACATATACAAAAGAGGTATTTGCCGCAGTTCCTTTTATGCCATGCGTCCCGCTTGCTACACCCGCAGGAGCTAGTGAAAAAGATGCTGCACTAGTACGCCCAACAGAGGCGGTCGATATTACCGGGAACGCAATAGTGCAGGCCGAACTACCAATAAAACCTGTATTTGCAGCACCGTAGGCTACGATGTTTATTTCTGCCGAAGCGGTACTTTGCGCGACAATAGGAAGAAAACCCGTAGCAGTAAAAAGTATCTGAGCATCTACTGATGCAGTAACATATTCGACTGCATCTGCCGTGACATCAAATGAAATAGATGCATTTACAGTACCGGTATATGGCTGACTACCGATAGCAGTAGCAGTATGAATATCAGTAATGCGCCCTACCGACAGAACAGGGATAAATGCGATACCAGAGATGTTCACTAGCGAAGCTACAGCGGTAGCACTGGCTACACCATGAACAGATGTAACGACCGTATTCAAGACTAAGTTAGTAACGGCATAACCTGATGCTGGTGTAATGACTATTAAATCAAATGTCGGGGCAAACGATATGTTTACTGCACCTTCTGGAATAACTACTGCTGTTCCAGAAGAGCCTATAGGCGAAGATGATATTGTGCTAAACCCAAAGGACATGGCTATATTCCTTTAGGTGGTGGATCGTAGGCCAAAAAATCTGCGCGTAACGGATAAGTAAAAGGCTTCCTGCCGAAGTTCACATAGTTAGCAGCTGGCGCGTTTGACATATTCCCTAAGATATAAAGTGGACTCGGTAACTCGGTAATCGGGGAGCCGCCAGCGACGCCATTAATATAGAGCTGTAACGTTCTCGCGTCCATATCCAGCTCTAGCCCTAAAATGTCCGTACCTGAAAAAGTAGGTATGCTTAACCCTAAGTCAGCGCCGTTATTAATAGCTTGTCCTGCCGCATAAAACGACCACGAATAGGGGCTAGTAAGCATGGAACTTTGCAACTGGACAAACCGTAAGTCATACTGCCCTGTAGCCACGCCAAGAAGATTAGCTACACCGAAAAACTCAACGTACCATTTCCCTGTTGTTTTTCTTCTGGTCGATCTTAGCTGGATAACATTTGGTGATGAATTGATCAGATTTCCGTTGATGAGCTTGAGTTGTCCGCTAGTTCTACGGGAAGGGTCCCATCGTGTAGTTTCAAGCGCCGTGCTAAAACCGGCCATGTCGGATACAGGATCAACCTCCGATACAGAGATAGGAAAATTGGCAAAGTCTGTTGTCATTAGTATTTACCGCCGACACCAGTGACAAATAGAAAAAAACTACCTATCGAATTACTTAGTGTAACAAACACTTTATATCCTGCTGGAAGCGCAAGGTTAAGCGGTACTTCTAGTTCATAATCAGCAGAGGTAAGACTATTGCTTCGTATATCTATAAACGCCTCTGTGTAAAGCGTATTGTTTGACGCAGTCGCGTTTGTCCCACCGTTATTAATGAAGACACGTAATACAGTAGTGACACCATTAGTATCATAGGCACGTATACGTACATGCGATATCCTGCCGCCGTTTGTTGCATCCGCAGTAAAGACGGTATAGACCGTTCCAGTACCGGTCTTGGTGGTATTGACGGTCGATACTTTTGCCCACCCCAAGTTTGGTAAAGCACTATATATGGGCCGGGTGTTAAGTAGCGTATCGCCCATAGCAACCTAGTATTTTCCGCCGACCGCTGTAACAGATAATGCCGCTGCAATTGTCGTTCCTACCGTCACATTAATTTTGTATCCTGGCGGTAGCGACAAGTTTAATAATACTTCGATGTCGGATTGCGCTGTTGTCTCTGATACCGCACTAGCCGCAGCCGTTACTTCGTAGTAGAGTGAATTATTCGTCGCTGTGGTATTAGTACTGCCATTATTGATAAATATGCGTAACACAGTACCTACTGCGGTACCTTGGGCCCGTACTTTTAGCTTTTCCACCCGCCCACCATTAGTCGCATCAGCGGTAAATACAGTAACGACCGTTCCTGTGCCATCTTTGGCAGTGTTGGCAGTAGCTACTGTACCCCATGAAATGATAGGGGCGGCGCTATAGATAGGTCTTGTGTTAAGTACGGTATCGGTCATGCTAACTCCTTATGCGAGTGTCGGTGTATTGGCGATGTCGAGAGTGACCCCCCGCGAAGAAACGCCGTTACGTATATCTTTGTAATCAGTAGCATTGACATCAATCCATACAGACTTGACGCCAGCAGAAAGGCTTACCAGCGCATCACTATTGCTAGAGTGCGTGACGGTAGTTCGGGTTAATGTATTAGATGCGCTGTAAGTACCCAATCCACACTCCCATTCCGGGGACACGCCTTCAATCGTGTAGAAACACGTGTCACCTACCGCCATGCGCGAACCGAAAGAAGAAAACTGTGCCACTGCACCAACAAGGGCTAAATCCCCTATGCCTGTAGATGACGTAGTTTCCTTAACCCGTGGAACAATAATTAAACTCATGGCACCGAAACCACAAAAGAGGAACAGAGGATCGGTCCACCGATGACGATGTTCGTTGTGTTCATCTGAAGCGTGCCGCCGCCGCCTGTGTTCGTGATATCGATATCAATGATAGTTGCGCCAGTCGAGTCAGTGATACGGGCAAACGAAGCCGTGCCTGAAGCATCAGCAGAAGAGTCTTGTGTGATCGCGGACATCGTTAAGACATTTGATGCAACCACACCGCAAGGATCAGAATACGTTAATGTGCCTAAGAGAACTTGAACGCCGATAGCTGTAGCACAATCGGTAGGAATCGTCCCTGAGTAAATCTCCATTTTGCCTGGGCCAGGACCAGCGTCGATTGCTGCCTGAATCGGTGTAAGGATAGAGTTTTTAAGTGCATTAGAAAAGTGAATAATAGCCATGATTTGACCTCTATAAAGTTATTCTCCGGAGTCTACTATTGTCTAAGTTAGATTACAATAGATTTTAGAGTAAAGCCCTAAACTGACCGTCAGGAAGGATGGCCAGTTTAGGAGGCGAGGAGTTAGAAACGACAAGACAGGTCGCTGATGATCCCCACCCCTCGCTAGGGAACGACCACCACTATTACTACTTCAATTCTTGAGTGCGCTCGTAATAGCCAACACCACCCAGACAAAGAGACTAATTACGACGCCAACTACCCCAGCAGCAAAAAATACGAAACAGATAAAAGACTGGTAGAAATTCTTCACTCGTGTTTCCCGCAAAGCTGAGAAAATAGAGATAAAGAAAAACACCCAGAAATGAATCATTCAGGGTACAGCCCGTTATTCCTAATCCACTCCTGGCAAGCACCTAACTGAATTATTTCTTGATCTCTATCGACTGCGAATTGGAGAAGACCATTTTCAATTTGTTCAGGGAGTCGGGTTGAACTGGCTTCATTATCGAGTCCGGTGCTTTCGGCATTGGCTTTGCTGGCAAATCCATGATAGAAGGACTCGGGCACTTTGAAGCGCAAGCCGCCAGCAGCACGCAGATCAGCAATATCCCTAGCATTGTCCCGATTCTGTAGTTCAATTCGTCGTTCGTATTCACGGATATTCTCCTGGTTGCGTGCTTCGTAAAGTAACAGTTGTCGTGCGTTGTCTTCATTGCGTTTCTTGATCAGCTCTTGTTCCGCTGTGTGGCGAATCTGATCTGCCTTGTTCCACTCGGTACGAACTTCTATGCGGCCTTGTTCGCGCAAGTGTTCGCCTATTCTGTGACTTGCATATAGCACACCAGAAAACAAGGCAACTGCTGCGCCGATCTTGATAAATAGCAGATAAGGGTTCAGGAAAGAAAACATCACTTCACCTCTTCTGGTTTTGGAGTTTCGGCTTTGTGCATACCGTAGATCGCTGCTGAGTGTGTTGTCGCCACAATCCCTAGAGCAGTCGCCATTGCTACCAGATCGACCTCATAGTTTGTCCATGCACGATGTACTGCAACCGCACAGATCACTACCATTGATCCGGCCCAACTAAACTTAGCCATGTGAAAGCTTTCACCATCAACACCTGTGAAAAGGTTTTTGAGTATTTTTCTAAGTTGCTCAATCATGCGACCACCTCTTTCGCTCTATTGAAGTATGCCATACGTTCGTGTAGTCCATTAACACCACCATTAATTTTCTTCGTTACACCTAGAAAGTCTTCGTTGTCAGCAAGCTCGTTACAGCTATGCGTCTTCCAGAACCATGCTGCACTACGGCAGGCATTTGTTGGTGTCTCCAATAGTTCTGGATAGTCCACGCAGGGAATTTGCAGAGCATCTTCCAGATTCTTGTAGTTGAAATATCCAGTGATCTGGATTAACCCTCTCCCCTTGTATTTTTTACCGTAACCGGCTACCGTGTTCCCTAAATCTTTGCGCCCCTCGTAGACTTCCCCTGTAGCGATTTCTAGTGTGTAGCGAAGTTCGGCAGATTCGTGTCCGATCTGAGCTAAGAACATCTGAATGCGGGGGATTGTGTTAATTTCGAACTCTTCCATCGCAGCATTGATAGCATCTATAAATGCAGGGACGCGTTTTCTTCCGTATGGGAAAATCATACAAAGCTGTTCGGTGGTGAGTTTCATATTTTCCCCGTTGCCTGTGCGACTTCCATTATCCATTTAATGACTAAGCCGATTGCAGTGAGTGTCCCAACTACCATCGCTATCTTTGTGACCAACCCGTCGAGCTTTACTTCTACCACTTTCAAATCTGACTTCGTTGCAAAGTCTCTTTCGATTTCTTCTTTAAGTTCTTTACGTGTGTGGTCTTCTTCAATAGACTGTTTCTCAATCATATTTATCACCTGTTTTATCTGCGTTTTGATTTCTGCAAGTGCGATAGAAGTCTTTGTGTCGTTGTCGCTAATTTTTCTCTCCATATCAGACATGCGTTGCTTGGCTACTTCACGCGCAACAAGGTGCATTGCTTCGTCTTCAGTGAACATTTTCTCAGCCATGGTATTACCTCAAACTCGGTGGCGCTTGCGTACGTAGCTTTTCATTTTCCATCGCTCTGACACAATGGCCCATGGACCAAGACTGCCAGTAAAACAAGACATCGATCAGTAATTTCCAAACTTTGTAAGGGTAACGATGGCCGAGCCGACCACAACGACTGCTTAATGTCTCATCTGCCCATGTTTCAGTGGAAAATGGGTTAGTTAAGACGTTGAATAACTGATCGAAGGCAATAAATAATTGAATATACCCATGAAGCAGTAATGCAAGGAATTTTTTCATGCTATATCCAGTTTGGTTATTTTCGCCATTATAAAGCCTAGTCTAAGATTAGTCTAAAGATACTCTACGATTGAGTTAGAGAGGTCGTCGTCAAAAAATGTTGTGCCTTGGCTTAGGGCGACTACCGAACTGCTTACTTCAGTAAATGCCACTGAACCCCCACTCAACACTGAGGCAACAGAGGCATTATTATCAAATAAATAGACACTGCTCGCAGCGATTAATGACACTACAGACTCGTGCGGGGCAGTTAACACCGTACTCTGCTGAGACTTTCTAGCTGGTGCCGGTATGTTTACAGAGGCACTAATAATGCCTATGCCAGAGATCGACAGACCGCCTACCAGATAGACGGTGCCATCGCCTTTAGCAGAGACTATGCCCGTAGATGAAATGGTCAGCGCACCGATTAAGAATGCCATACCACTAGGCGATGTGCCGTTAGCGGTAATCGCCCCGACAGAAGAGGACGAGCCGACGCCCAATAGCGCAACTGTACCATTACCCTTGGCAGCAATAGTCCCAACACCAGAGGTAGAAGACGCACCTACCAATGTGGCTGCGCCTGAGATGCTGCCGACTATCGTACCGACGCCAGAAGTTGAACTTGCGCCGACTAAAGACACCGTGCCATTACCTTTAGCAGCGATAACGCCAACGCCTGAAGTCGAACTTACACCTATCAATACCGCCGCAACAGAAATACCTGCAACGATAGTTCCTACCCCAGAGCTTGAACTTACTCCTGCCAAGGTGACAGTGCCGTTGCCTTTGGCAGTAATAGAGCCGATGCTTGACGTAGAAGAGATACCAGCAAGAGTTAGGTTAGCAGCACCTTTCGCAACCAATGCACCAACACTCGATGCGCTAGAGATGCCAGTCAATACCGCCGAACTAGCACCCCTAGCTGTTAGTGTACCGATCCCTGAAGCGGAAGATACACCGCTTAACGCAACTGAACCATCGCCTTTTGCCGCAAGACTTCCAACGCTTGACGTACTAGCTATGCCTGTTAGCGTAACTGATGCCACGCCACTAGCAACGATACTACCAATGCCCGAAGTGGAAGATATTCCAGTGAGTGAAGCAGTGCCATTACCTGCCGAACTCGCTACGATAGTGCCGACACCAGAGGTCGAAGATACGCCGACCAATGCAGTAGCGCCATCACCTTTAGCGGATAACGCACCGATACCAGAAGTGGAAGATTGTCCTGCTAAAGCAGCGATACCAGCGCCAGATGCAGCAATAGAGCCAGTGCCAGAAGTAGAGGATATACCTGTTAAACTTACTGCTCCATCACCTTTGGCGGTAATGGTTCCGACAGAGCTAGTTGAACTTGCTCCTATGAGTGTAGCCGTACCGCTTACACTTGCGCCTGCCGCAGCCGTGTCAAGTTGAAGCCAAGTTACCTTAGCGTCAACTTGACCGAGCAGTAGCAGCAGGGACATCTAGTTACTCCCATCCGAATACAGGCGTAACCCTATGAACTACGGTTCCAGTTGTACCCGCAGTACCTATGTGCCTAGTACAAAGTTGGATAAACTCGCCCGGATTAACGTATAAAGGTGCGTCACCAAGGTCTACAAATTGGGTAGGCTGATTCACAAACGTATTGACCGCTTGTGCCGCAGTGACTAGCTGAGTAATAGGTAGCGCCACGCGTCTAGGTGCTTTTGTCGCTGCTCCTTCTGTCGTAGCTAGTGAAACAGCTGTATGACCAAAAGCTAGAAAGTATTCAGCCTGGTAGGGACCACCAACGATAACAGTCTGCACATAGCTAGACAAGTAGAGACCACGAAGCACTAACCGTTTGCCTGGAATATTTACTGTTCCGGCAGGCACTTGATACGACATAATGATCGCATCTGTATTGACTGCTAAAGAGACTGTTTCCCAGAATGTACCACCTAAGCCAGAACCTAGTGCAGCGGTAGTCGTGGTAGGTACAGCAGCGGTGACGTTGGCTTCGTTACCTGTCGTAATTGTACCAACTCTAGCTAAAGACCCTAGCGTACCACCTTGCATACCCTGATAGCTTCCAAGTACACGATTACCTTGTGTGCTTGCCGTAGTTGAAATATTTGAACCTCCAAGCCGCACGTTGTACGCATTGACTAGACATTGAAGTACACCACCAGCAGCACCACCTGTAATTCTATGTTTTATTGTAAGTGGTAGCGCTGAAGCCATACAGACACGCCCAACACCAGCAGGCAATGCAATAGAGCCTAGACAGTACGTGGTGAGTATCCCATCATTCACCCAAAAACGTGCCTCTGTAGCTGATGCATACACAATGAACTGATAACGCTTGGAATTCGTGTAAGCCCATGTACCAGTGCCTCCGGTAAGTGGGAATATACCTGTCGATACCTCAGTACCGTTGTTTGAAGCAATACCTTGCAAACCTGCGGAGCTTAACCGAAAGAACACTCCGTCAGTTGGCGCAGTAGTTGCTGTTCCCGGCAGGCATGGGCCAAATTCAATGAAACTATTAGCCTGTGGTTGAGCAGAGAAAGCTAGTTCAAAATCACAAGCCAATGTTTGCGTTCCCACGAGTGGAAAAAATGCATAGGTTTGTAAAAACGTTCCAGTGGTCGTGGTAGTAATCGAAGAACTGTTAGTTGTCATCTGCCCAGCTGTCCAACTGTTCGTCATTGTTGTAGTTATGTGCTGATGCTTACCTGTATCTTGTGCCGTGTAATTAAATACAACGTCATCAAGCACTAAGTCTTGGCTTACGCGCTGGCGATAATCTGAGTCCGTCTCTGCTGATAGTAGCAACGGAATACCCGTAGCGTATCCCATATCGGATTCCG